ATGACACAGAAAGAATTCGAAGATAGAATCGGTGAAAAGTTCGTAGGTGATTATTCAGAAGTAGAAGAATGCTATATGAATACAGACCTTGATAAAGACCTTTTTTGTAAGCTGTGGATTGAAAATCCAACCGCACTTAAAGAGATAGAACGGAAGACCGCATTAGTACGTGAACTATACGAAGAGCGTAAATGCCTTTCTAACCTTTTGATAGATCAAGCAGAAAAATGTAATGCAAGCGATTTGAGAGAAATGGCAATCGCTATGATTGGCGAACGTGAGTACCTCAGAAGAAAGATTGCTAAGGGTTATAACCTCTGGGATGATGATAAGAAGTTGTTGGATAATATTTTAAGCAAGTAATAATCATGGGATATTCAAGATGTGCCACGTGCAAATACTTTAGTCGCAGCACTGAAAATAAAGCTATTGGTCTTTGCGCTAAAAGAGGTTCCGAAAAATGGCTCGCAAATGGAAGGGCTTGTTTGGAATACGAAAAGAAAAAACAAAAATAGATAACCAATCCCGGCCGGGCTTGACCACCTTGCCGGGAACTCAGACAATAATATCAGGTATATGGAAAATCAATTAGAAATTATTAAATCCAATCTCCCTTATGGCTATGAGGGGAGCATTGCAAAAGAAGCAGGATGTTCAAAAGGCACAGTACATAATATCCTTAACAACAAGCCTGCATCTGCCCGTTCAGCTTATAAGGCTAAAGTTCTCACAATAGCAACCAGAATGGCTAAAGAAGCCTTGGAAGCCTCAAAAGGAGTTTCTAAAGCGGCAGCCGAATTAGAAACATTGCAAAATGGAACTACAAGCGAACAATGAATTAACCAAGCGTGAAAATCAAATCGCCGGACTTGCCTTTTGCGGACTCGCAAAGAAAGAAATGGCAGACAGGCTTCACGTGGCTTACGGGACTATCAACGTATTGCTCGACAAAGCATACAAAAAGACCGGAACCAGCAAATTAAATGAACTGGGGTCATGGTGGGCCAATAGAGTATTTACTCTAAACATCGATTTTCAACAGCTACAAAAAACGATTATAGCTCTTTGCTTCTTGGGAATAGCAATATTCCAATTTTCAGTAGATAATCATCACGATTATTACTACCGAACAAGAAGAGGAAGAACGCAAAGATACAAGACAGAAGAAATATCTCAACCTAATTATAAACAGGCAGCATAGCATAGAGTTGCAATGTGTTTCAGATAGTGAAGAAAGCTCGTAACCAATAATTAACCAACCAAAGAAACAGCTAAAATGGGAGAAAGATATTTAGAAAGAATTGTAGCAAGCGGCATAAAAATCGGAACGATTCAGACTCTTAAAGCATTAGGGCTACTGCCGGAGGTGGTAACAATCTCCCAAGCAGAAAAGATATACGGACGCCGTCTCATTACAGAATGGCGTAGTAAGGAATGGATAAAGTTTTATCCTGCAAAGAACAAGGAACGCGGCAAGTATTATGTGAAAATGTCCGAACTGGAAACAGCAAGTGCCATGATGGATATTCATAACAAAGTACCGGCCAACATAATCAAAGTATTAATGCAAGTACCATGACTGCAAAAGATATACAAATAGGGCAGAACATTTCAGCCGGATTCTTTTTCCGGTGCGGACATTACGGGGATGATGTGGACTACGCCATTATTACCGGAGTGGTTATACGCAAATTGGAATGCTATAATCAGGTGCTTGTTGATGTCGATTTAGAACAATCGTTTAATAGTCCCGGCAAATCAGTCTGGGTACGGTTAGACAAAGCAGATTTTAATATTAACAACTAAAATTCTCATTATGAGCAGTATTATTCAAGTTAAGATGGAAGTGCTAAATGCGCTTCCAGCAACGAAAATTGTCGAAAATGAAGGTGTACAAGCAAAGTTTATTCAAATGTACAATGCAATTTGGGGTACGGATAAGGGTGAGCAGATGTACCACAAAGAAGTATTCAATTTTCAAAAATTACTTCGAGATAACCCCGATGTAGCCACTTCAAGCAAAATGTCCCTTTATGGCTGTTTCCTTGATATCGCAGTTAATGGACTAACATTAGACCAGACAGGGCATCCGCTCTGCTATATTCTGAGCCGCAACTGCAAAACTGGGTACAAAAACGAACATGGGAACGATATTTACGAAAAACGTGCATACGTTTCAGTTACCGGCTACGGTGAACTTACCATGCGTATGCGTGCCGGCCAAATTAAATATGCTGACAACCCCGTCGTCGTTTATGAGGGAGACCATTTCAAGGCATCTTTAGTCAATGGAGTAAAAAACATCGAGTATGAAGCACAATGTCCCCGCACATCAACCAAGGTTATTGCAGCATTCATACGCATTGTACGCAATGATAATTCAGTGGATTATCAATGGCTCATGCAAGGGGATATTGAACGCTTGAAACATTATAGCGAAAAAGCAAATTCCAAATGGAATGAGCAGACCAGACGGAGAGAGCTTGGTAATGCCAATGCTTTATACACTTCCAATAATGGCGGTATTGACCCCGGTTTCCTTGAAAACAAAATGATTAAACACGCCTTCGACGCATACCCTAAAGTACGTACCGGAAAATATACCATTATGGCAACCGACCAGGAGGAAGAAGAAATCATCGATTATGGAATTGTGGAAGATGCCAATATTGCACAGGAAGACCCAAACATTCCTTTCGGTGAAGAAAAACAGCTCACCGCACCAGAATCAGTATCTGTAAATGTCAGCAAAGCAGATGAAGAAGAAGGATTCTAACCATTAATACTTAAAGCTATGTCAACAGAATTAATAAAAGTAGAAGAGTTTACCTCTTTAATGAAAAGTGCCCCTGACGCCTTAGGCAAGAACCAAAAATCAATAGCCAACTGTAATTCAGCGGGACAGGCAATCTTAGATACGATTCAAGGAGAAGGTATGACTGATGAACTGGATGCCAAAGCTGCGGAGTATCTGAAGAAAGTCAATGTTACAATTACCAACATGAAAAGCCGTCGTGCGCCTGTTACCCAACTATTCGACCGTATCCGATCCATTTTCACGACAGATGAAAAAGCTATTGACCCAAAAGACAAATCAACAATTCCGGGCAAAATAGCTGCAGAACGTGACAGATATGCAGCACTGAAGCGTGAAGAAGAAAGAAGGAAGCAGCAGGAGATGCAACGACAAGCCAATATTGAAAAGGAAAAAGGAACGTATCGGCTTGCTATTGAACAGGCTATCAATACACACATGAGTTCCTATTTTGCCGAACAACAGAAGAATCTGAGCCATATTTGGGAAAGCATTACACTGGCTACATTTGAGCTGAAAGAAAAGAGTATTAGAGGTTGGTCAACTCTGTATCCTCGTGAGCACTTCGACACTTTCAATAAAGATATTACAACTTACTATCTGGACGCACAAACCAAAGAGAATATCAAGGCTGAAATTCTAAGCAATAAATATTCCGCTTTCTCTCAACAGTATAAGTTTGACATGGAGGATTTACGTCAGTCATTTATCGACCGTCTTTCCTCCAAAAAGCAAGAACTTATTGAGGAAGAAGAATTGCGTAAGAAAGATGCTGAAGCTGCTGCCAAAGCGGAAACCGAAAGGAAACAACGGGAAGAAGAGGAGCGAAAACAACGTGAACTTGAAATACAGCAAAAAGAACATGAGCAGCAACAAAAAGCGGAGTCTTCTATACAATCCGCACAAATGAATAGTCTGTTTGCAACGGCTGCCGCTTCTGTTACAACAAGAACCAGCAAAGCCAAAGTGACTGAAAGGATTAAAATACTACACCCTGCCGGCTTCTTGGAAATATATCAGATGTGGTGGATAAATGAAGGTCAGAATCTGACAATAGAAGAACTTGAAAAAATCCACAAAAAGATGATTTCCTTCTGCGAAAAGAAAGCCAATAGCGATGATGAAATGAAAATCAAATCAAAATATATCCGATACGAAGAAGAAGTTAAAGCAGGAAAGTGATGGCAAATCCAGATTCATATTACTTGCGTACAGAAGTCAGCAACTCCGATCTGACAGAACTCAAAAACTATCTTTATCCCCGTACCCAGTATGGGGATAAAGAAAAAGCCTTCAAGTTTGGGACATTGGTAGATGCACTTATTACCGAAAACGAACGGGTACATTATAGTAAGCGCATGGTGGATGATGTAACCTATTCACGGGAAGATTTCGAGTTAGGCCTTGCCATGAGGGAAGCTTTAAGAAAAGAGGCAAGAAAAGACGAGTTCCTTAGAGCCGTTCTTTCCAACTCCGATACCCAGAAATTCATGGTAAACAAATCCCAGCGATTTCTCTACGGAAACTTTGAGTACACTCTTGATACCCGGTGTAAATGGGATTGGTGGTTACCGAGTTTTGGATTTGGCGGAGATTTAAAGACCACTTTTGCAGAATCACAAAACCAGTTCAATGAAGCTATAGATTTTTTTGATTGGGACCGTTCCAGAGCATGGTATATGGATATAGCAGGAAGTCAACAGGACTTTATCTATGCCATCAGCAAGAAGAACCTGAAAATATTCAAAGCATTCATTAGACGAGACGATGATACCTATAAACGTGGAAAAGAGAAATATGATGAATTGGCTTTTAAATGGTGGATGCTCTTTTCTTGATATATTTTAATCGAAAACGATATGAACATACTTATCACACCCAAAGAACAAATCTGCAAGGAACTTACAGATATTGACTCATTCCTCAATATAACAATGAGCGAAAATGCAGAAGAAGCCGTATTGCGCGGAAATGACTTGGCTGTATATGTCGCCCGTTCAGGCAAGTTATTAGCTGATGCTAAATATTGGCTTAACGAAGCCATGAATTCCGAAACAATGAAAACACTTGCCGAAACAGCCAAAAATGCCAAGGCTACAGCTACGGCAATAAACGCTTTAGTAAACTCCCTTTGCAGGGAAGAACGATATTTGGTCGATTGGTGTGAACGGTGCAATCGAACCGCAACACATCAGCTATCATGGTGCGTGACAGTAATAAGCAAAGCCAAAGAAGAAATGAAAATGGCTGGTATGTACAACAATAACAACAGACAAAAATGCTAAACGACCAAGAAGCACCCAAATACTTGCTTTGGCTTCTTATAGCCATTATCCTAATGGGATTAGACGAAAACATTACTGGATTCCCATTCATCATGGGAGCCGGTATAATCATATATCTATTTATTAACATGCTTATTCTTACATCAAAGGATGAGCCTAAAAAAGAGAACAATGGAAACTGCAAAAATTGACATCAAGCAGGCTGTCATTAAAAAAGACAGATTAAATGTTGTGTACAACGAGCGATTCACAGAAGCCAACTACACAAACAAGGTTACCAAGAATTGCGACCAAATCGTACATTCCGAACTGAAGGAGATTTTTAATCACTTGAAACTGCATCTTGTGGTATTATGCGAGCAACCCGAAGCGGAGAAAATCTACAAGTCAAGTTTTACATCACCGGGCTTTGATGAAACTCTGAATAACTACTTCATTACCGGATATGCCAATGATAGCAACGATGGAGTACCGGGTATAACCATAATGGGAGGCAAATTACTACAATCCGGTAAAATTGTGGATTTGAAAATCTTTACTCCATTCGGAGACGAAGAATATAAATTTTCAGAAGAACTACAAATAGATGCAGCAGCTTGCGATGCGGAAGTGGAAGCATATCTCTTTGAAGAGAAATGGGGCATTAAGCAAGAGCGGTTAGACTTTGATAGCGATATCCCCGATGAAGCTGTTACCGATACAGAAGAACTTCCTGCAGAAGAAAAAAAGCCTAAAAGGAAAGGCAGAAAGACCAAAACTATAGCTCCTACCGCTTAATCAAATGCGGGGCTGATTTTTGTCAGCCCCATAAAACTCTAAATTACAAGTCATGATTATAGAATTAAAAGGAAACGTTTTTGAAGTTACTTTCAAGTACAAGCCCACTATTGTTGACAGAATACGTCAAATCACAGGCAAGAGATATGACGGAAGCAGAAAGAAATGGCTTATTCCTGTTTCCAGTCGTGTCGAACTTGAAAAAATGGTCTATCAAATCAGACCATTTGAAAATATCCAATGGGTTACAGGACAACAGAAACAAGAAGAAGAGGAAGAAGTTGCGTACAATATACCGGAACTGCCGGAGCTTGATATTCCCCACTTACTCAAAGTAAACCCATATCCCTATCAATTAAAAGGAATTGCAAGAGGATTACAGCTCAAACGATTCATGAATTGCGACGAGCCGGGCCTTGGAAAGACACTGCAAAGCATTGCAACCATTAATCTTGGGAATGCCTTTCCTTGTTTGGTTATTTGTCCTTCTGCCTTAAAGGTTAATTGGGAAAGAGAATGGCATAAGTTCACAGATAAAAAGGCAATGGTACTGACGGACAAAGTACGAGATACATGGACTTTCTTTTATCAGACTGGCATGTATCAGGTATTCATCGTTAATTATGAATCGCTTAAAAAATACTTTGTACAACGTATCAAAAAAGAATCTGGTTGGACTTTAAGTATATCTCTCGAACTGGCGTATGGTGGCTGA